TATCTACTAAAGCTGGTGAGCAGTTTACCTCGGTTAGTTCCGGGGTAAGCGAGAGTGCCTATACTACTCTTGAAAAAAGAGAGGCAGGTATTCTCACGTCAACCAACTCCACTTTGATCCTCCCTCGAGCGGCCTCCCAGGAATTCAATTCTGGGCGGAAACTTAAGGATTTTCATAAGCGGAAGAACGCTGGAGAATTAATGCCTCATACGCGGTGGAAGAATATTTCCTTCCTTCGCGAATATGAGGGTCCGTCCACTATCAATTGGGGCGGCACAATTGTCAGTAATGGCAAGAGTGTCGACTACAAAAGATTTTGGACTGATAGTTCCGAAAGCAGTGTATTTATGCTTTTCGGAGATATCAATTCGGACATAATTAGCTCTCCTCTAAACTACGTCGATCAGATCATCCGATCCGAGGGCTTAGACGAACTTGTCTATGTCCAAGGTGCGGCCGCAAAAATATACGGTCGTAATTGGGATGGCTTGACCTTCGTGGCCGAGTTCCATAAAGTAGTACGCATGTTTCGTAAAGCGCTTGAGAACTTTGTCAAGCTCCTTAACGAGTTCAAGAGAATGGTCCTTCGCCGTGGCGAGTCCCTCTACGACCTCTCCTTATGGAGAGCGTGGTTAGAGGGTCGTTATGGCTGGAGGATTCTTCTATACGATATAGAAGATATCCAGAACCTCTTGAATAACATGAATGAAGAGCAACGCACTAGAGTCAAGGACCGAATGGGCAAGACCTTCGAAGGATCAGACTTTAAAGTCTACACCTACGAGGATCCGTCCATTCGGATATCTCAGGGACTTCAAACCAATTGGACGTTAAGTCTAAGAGGCTCGATAATCGCTGATATAATTTCCCCAAAGATTAATTTCAATCCTGTAGCGACCTTCTGGGAATTACTTCCTTGGAGTTTCGTTTGGGATTGGTTTGTCTCAATAGGGAAAGCCCTTGATGCTATCACCTTCCTTTCGCTGGCTGATCAGTATACGGCCTCTGTCGGAAGATACTTCTCATGTTCGCAAGTTGCTGAAACCACCACTTTCTTTAAAAGTGGAGGCGGCACCAACTATACGTACGAGAACTTCTCTGACATGTCCATGACTAATCAGTTTGTCGTTAAGGAAAGGAGACCCGTCATAGTGCCAAGCAATCCGCGCGTTAATCTAAGACTTAATGCTGGCAAGGTTACTGACCTTGTTGCATTATTGTTTGAGATTTTCGCAGGAAAACGAACCTAGGAGGTTCATTATGGCAGCTATGTCAACTGCACTCACTGAGTTCCGAGATTTCGGAGACTCACGCACGTTTACGTACACTGGGCATTCTTCGGTTGAACCGAAGCTTGTTATCCAGCGTCGTACTGTCGCGAGTGGAGCGCAATCCGTTCAAGAGTCGATCTTACAAGTCGTCTCTTCCACGGAGGACGTCGCAGGAGAAATCCTGCCCGCCCGTGTCATGTTCGAGGCAAAGGTGAGGTACCCGAATAACGGTACTTTCGCCGATGTTACGGCAGCCCTGGCCATCTTTCGCGATATTATCGCGAGCGATGAGTTCACCAATACGGTGAGCACCCAGGAATGGTTAAGTTAATCCTTTCACAGCTCTGGGGTATCATAGTTACATACTGTAACATTGATCCTAAAGTTTGTGTCGGAAAGACTCAACAATTTGGGAAGTGGCTTGAATCTTTGTTCAGAAGTAATTCTGACTGATCAAGTTATTCCTAGCTAACCTCTCGATTAGGAGATCCAATATATGGACTACCAAAAGATAACGTACGACACGTGTCGATGTTATTTACATGACAAACAGCGCTTATTGCCAGCACCTACATATCAGACGCTTCTCGGTTGGATCCGAGGGCGTCAGTATGAAAGGCTGGCATCCTGCAGTTCCGAACTTGGGCCCGATGTAACAGGTCCAAGTGCGTTCAAGGTACTAAGGCAAGTAGATGCTTTCTTTAAAAAGAATGCAGCATTTGCTGACGGTCAGTGCACTCGCCTTGCGGCCCTCATCTCCTTTGAGGAGGGAGAGCTACTTTGCGAAGCCACTAACAGTCGACTCGACAGCTACTTCGATCCGGGTTTTGACCCGAAGATGAAGAAGTATATCGAGAAGATGTCAGCTTATATCTACGACACCTTAGGCCCTTATCGCGACTTTCTTGAGAACCTTCCCAAGTTAGTCAAGGTAACTTCAGGAGCCACTGCTACACGATCTCGCCGTAAGAGCACACCCTTTCTTCGCGTTTCTAAGAAGATTGTGTGTACTCCCGGAGCATTTCCTTATGTGAACGCCTTATCCGAGTATTTTGGATACGGCTCACAGACTGGAATGCTAGTAAGTGAGAATCGTATAGCCTTTGTACCTAAGTCGTGGAAGACGGATAGAACTATCGCTTGCGAAGCTGAAGGAAACGTATCCCTTCAGCTAGCTTTTGATAAGTTCGCTAAAAACCGTCTTCGTCGCAGAGGAATAGACCTCCGCGATCAGACTCGAAACCAAGAGCTTGCTAGAGAAGGATCCATTAATGGAAAATTATCCACAATTGATCTTTCAATGGCTTCGGATACTTTGGCGTATAATGCCGTTGCACTCCTCTTTCCAGAGGATTGGTTCGGCTATCTACGGGCTATTCGCTCGCAGTACTACACCTTGTATCCTTCAAGTCGTCAAGCGTATCACAAATTCTCCAGTATGGGGAATGGTGCTACCTTTGCTCTTGAAACTCTTGTTTTCGCTGCTGCTGGCTTTGCTGTGGGTTCTAGTACCAATTCTGTTTACG